GCTGGCGCGGTTCATCATCGTCCAGACGGACGACGACTATCCGGAGGAGAACCTGAACGCCGGTATTCGGCGATCGCCTGCACAATTGCTGGACGCGCTGCGCGCCGTCGCCGGCGGAGGCGGACGGACACCGCAGGGCAATCTTGCCGGCTTGACCTCGGATCCGGCTACCGCCGCCGATCCCGTGACAGTGCCTATGGAGCCAGCGGCGCACGACGTCTTCAGCGCGCTGTCGCGGGACATCACGAAGCGGCTCAAGGAAACGCGCGGGACGCCGTTCACATCGATCCTCGCCCGCGTCGCCGAGAACGCCGCCAAGGTCGCTCTGGTGCGCGCCGTCTCGCTCGATCCGGCCGCGCCCACGATCCGCGTCAGTGATGCCGAGTGGGCGATCGCCTTCGTCCGCCATTTCGCCGAGCGCACCATCGTCGAGGTCGAACGCAACGTCGCAGACAACGAGACCGAACGGAACCATAAGCGGGTGCTGGAGGCGGTCCGCACCGCCGGCACGGCGGGCCTCACCAAGAGCGATCTGATCCGGCGCACCCAGTTCCTCGACAAGCGCCAGCGCGAGGAAGTCATGGCCTCACTGGTCGAGGCCGGGCTCGTCGCGACCGTCATGAAGCCGACGGCGACCAAGCCCGCGCTCGCCTACCGCGCCGTCGAGGGAGGCGCGTCATGAGGGAGAGATTCTTCAACGCGGCCGAGATTCTTCAAGGCCGAAAGATCGGGACCAACCCCTTGTTCCGGTTGGCCGAAATCGAATTCTTCAAATTCTTCAATCTTTCAACCAGGCCCCTCGCGCGAGGGTACGCGGCTCTCTCCGCAGGTACCTTCGTTGAAAGATTGAAGAATTTGAAGAATCTAACTTTATCTATTGTAGATCAACGAGTTGGCTCTTCTGTGCCGGCCGTGAATTTTCTTGAGGGATTTGAAGGATCTCCCTCCGGCCAGGCTCCCCGAAGCCCTGCATCGCACCGGACCGCACACCCCTCGGGTCCGGGCGGTGGTCCGCGTCCTTGCCCGGACGCGCCGCCGCCCCGACCGCCCCGACCTCGAGGAGGTGCACGTGACCATCCATGCTTGTCCTGAACCGGCCGCGGCCGACGCGGCCCCGCTCGAATTCTCCCCGCCGCCGCATGCGGCGATAGCTCCGGCCGATCCCGGCGGAACCGCCATCCTCGCGCTCGATCTCGGCACGAGATGCGGCTGGGCGCTCACGATCGGATCGCAGATCCTGAGCGGCACCGCGGAGTTTCGCTCCGGCCGCTTCGAGGGCGGCGGCATGCGCTATCTGCGCTTCCGCAGCTTCCTCGCCGAGTTGGCCCAGCGCACGGACGGCCTCGCTGCTGTGTTCTTCGAGGAGGTCCGCGCACACGCCGGCACCGACGCGGCGCATGTCTATGGCGGCCTGTTGGCGACGCTGAGCGCTTGGTGCGAGGCCGGGAAGGTACCCTACCGTGGCGTGCCGATCGCCACCATCAAGCGCCACGTCGCCGGCAAGGGCAATGCCGACAAGCAGGCGGTGATGGCCGCGGTCAGGCGGCTCGGGTATGCGCCCGCCGACGACAACGAGGCCGACGCGCTCGCGTTGCTCCGCTGGGCTCTCGACACCGGCGCTGCAGGGGGCGCGCGATGACCCGGCGCCGGCTCCCGCACCGCAGGCCCAGTGTCATCGCGGAGATGGTCCACGACGGCCATGCCTACGCGGTCTCGGTCGGCTTCGACCCCCGTGACGGATGGGTCGGCGAGGTCTTCACCCACGGCGCCAAGGTCGGTTCCACCATGGACGGCATCCTCGACGATGCCTGCATCACGCTGTCGCTCCTGCTGCAGCACGGCGTCGAACCATCCGCCTTGGCGTCGAGCATGGGGCGTCTCGGCGATAGGAAGTCGCCCGCGTCCATTATCGGTGCGCTCGCCGACCTGCTGGCGCGGGAGGCGCGGCCATGAGGTGGTTCCCGAAGGGCTACGGCGGCGAGCGAGTCCCGCCTGAGGCGGTCAAGCGCGAGGGCTGGCGCGAGCAGGGCATTCTGGTCGTGAGCGAGGATGACCCCCGTCTCGCTTGGCCCGAGCGCGAGCTCGTCCGCCAGCTCGGCGAGAAGCTCTACGGCCAGCGCAGAGCCAAGGAGGCGCGCCATGGCTGAGTGGACGCCATCTCTGGTCGAGGAGCGGCTTGTGGAAGCCGCGGACGTATTGAAGCGCCTGCCTGAGGTCAAGGTGCAGGGGTACTTCAATCTCTGGCCCAAGATTATCCACGAGTTCGGCGATCTCGTCGGGCAGGAGCCACCGCGCCTGCGGCGGCCACCACCGCTGCCAGACGCCATCAGCCGCATGGAGGAGACGCTCGGTTGGACCGTGGGGCTCGATCCAGTCGACGCTCGGATTGTCTGGTTGCGTGCGGCAGGCGAGCGTTGGAAGACGATCTGCTGGAAGGTCGGGCTGCAGCGGTCCGCGGTGCACGAGCATTGGCTCTATGCGCTGTGCGTTGTCGCCTGCCGGCTCAATGGACGACGGCTCAATCGCAATCATTCGCGACGCAGGGTAATCGAGATGACGGGTGCGGCGAGGCCGTGAGAAGCGGAGAGAAGAGTGTTCGGCAGACACTTTTCGCTCGGACAGAATCGGCGAGATCGACGTAGATTTAGGTCATGCTCAGGCGAGCCGCGCGCGGACGATCGCCGATCGGCGAGGAGCGCGGGTCCTCCCTGGCCGAGAGCGTATGCTGGCGGCAATGGCCCGGAAGTTCGCTACTGCCAGCCCCGAATTTTGGGAAGCCACCCCGGCCGGAAGCCGCCGGCCGATCCTCCCGAAACCCGCGTAAATCCGCCGCTCTCGCGGTGGCTTCCAAGTGGTTTCCGGAGTCCACCTGCGGAATCCACTCGGCGGTTGCCCCGGCCACCGCCGTCATCGCCAAACAAGGGACGCATGGAACTCAGGTTCGAGCCGGACCGGATCGAGCGTTGGCCGCTCGACCGGCTGATCCCCTATGCGCGGAACGCCCGCACACACGGGGACGATCAGGTGGCGCAGATCGCCGCCAGTCTGATTGAGTTCGGCTGGACCAATCCGATCCTGGTCGACGGCGAGGGCGGCGTGATCGCGGGCCACGGCCGCCTGCTCGCCGCGCGCAGCCTAGGGCTCGACAGCGTCCCAGTCGTCGTCCTCAGCCATCTCACGCCGGCGCAGCGCCGTGCCTACGTCATTGCCGACAACAAACTCGCCCTCAACGCGGGCTGGAACGAAGAACTGCTCGCGGCCGAGCTGCACGCGCTCAATGGCGAGGGGTTCGAACTTGCGCTCATCGGCTTCTCGGAATCCGAGCTCGATGAGCTGATGGCGCCTCTTGGCGATGAACCGAGCGAAGCAGAGGGTGGGGGAGAAGATACCGCCGACCATGCGCCCGAGCCGCCCCGCGATCCGGCCACGCGGCCAGGCGATCTTTGGCTGATCGGAAAACACCGTCTGCTCTGCGGCGACAGCACCGAACCCTCAGCCGTCGCACGGGTGATGGACGGCGAGCGCGCTTCGCTCGTCTTCACGTCGCCGCCCTACGGCAATCAGCGCGACTACACGACGGGCGGCATCGGCGATTGGGACGTGCTGATGCGCGGCGTGTTCGCGGCACTGCCCGTCACGGAGGACGCGCAGGTTCTGGTCAATCTCGGTCTGATCCACCGCGACAATGAATGGCAGCCCTATTGGCACGGCTGGCTCGGCTGGATGCGCGAGCAAGGGTGGCGCCGCTTCGGGCTCTACGTCTGGGACCAGGGACCCGGTCTCCCCGGCGACTGGAATGGTCGCCTCGCGCCCGCCTTCGAGCTGGTCTTCCACTTCAACCGCGTGGCGCGCAAGCCGAACAAGATCGTGCCTTGCAAGTGGGCCGGCCATATCAACGACACCCATGGCGGTATGCGCAATCGCGACGGCCATGTCGGGGAATGGACTCATGCGGGCCAGGGCGTGCAGGAGATGCGCATTCCCGACAGCGTCGTCCGCATCACACGCCACAAGGCGCGCGGCATCGAGACCGAGCACCCGGCTGTGTTCCCGGTGAAGCTGCCCGAGTTCGTTATGCA